TTCGTCGTCGCTCATGTTCATCGCCAGCTTCACAGCCGCGCGCTTTTCGCCCTTCTCTTTGTCGGCGTTCGCGTTCAGGCTGTTGAAAACGACGTCCACACGATCGGCGAGTTTCTGCGCCCACGCTGGCATCTCTTCGTTATTGGTGGCCTGCTCTTTTTTCTTGGGCTTGCCGGTTTCAGGGTCGATTTCTTCATCGCCTTTTTTCTTGGCGGTGGCTTCTTCGGCCTTCATCTGGTTGTATGCGTCCATCAGCTCGGCGTCGGACTTGCCTTCAGTCGGCTTACCAGCGGCTTGCAGCGCATTGATAATCAGTTCTTTCATCGGATCGTTCTCTCCGTTGGTTTTAATCTCGTACTCAATGGGTTTGCGCACGACTTCTACAGGTTCGCCGACGAGCGATACGGCCCCGTCAGAGATGAGGTACTTCTGTTTGAATAGTGTCCGGCCAGATGTGGTCTTCTTCTCGTCTTCGAAAATCAGATAGTCCGGGTAAATGCTGACTGCATAGCGCCAGGAATCATGGGAGGTTGAGCGAATTGCTTCACGCAGCGATGCGGCTATATCGTCGAATGACATCCCGCCGTCATTAGCGACAAAGAACTTGATCTTATTCAGCCACCCATCTTTGCGGTTATCACTAACGATCGCGTCTTGCAGGTTGCAGACTTCAATTTCGGTCTCATCACCTTCAGAGTTAACGAAGATGCCCACCCCATCCTCCGGCGTTCCGGCGCCCGGCTCATCAAGCAGCACCGCCACATGGTCAAACATCATGTTGGTGGCGATCTCGTTGTACTTCTTGCCCTTCGACTCTCCATTTGCGGCGATGCCGGAATACAGCAGCCCGGTGGAGATGTGGATCGGGTCGGAGTTGGTACCGGCCAGCATCTCATCCAGGCGGTTGAGCAGGCGCTTGCCCTTGTCGCTCGACTCGGCGTACTGGCGGTTAACGTACATGTCGCCCGTAACCTTCCCGTCTTTGTGGCTAACGTTCTGCAGCCATGCGCCGACGTGGTATTCGTTCACCGCCCGGACATCCCGCGCCGACACATGCTTACCATCCACTTTTGGGTGGCCCAGCGGCATTGGGTTGCGCTCAAGCGTGTTGTAGGCCTTTTCGATTTCTGCTGCCGGGTACAACTTCCGGTTCATCACAATATCGTCCACGACAGGCGTGATGCCGCGAACCACGATATGTGGCTTGCCGTCGATGGTTTCAGTGGTGATGTTTGAAGCGGAGTTGACGACGGTCAGCACGTTAACGCGGTTGCGTTTCATGCTGGGTCCTCATTGGTGTAATTTCGGTGTTACTCTTCGGCGATACTCGTCGCCTTTCCTGTCTACGTCCCAATCGGCTAGCATCCTGTCATGGACTATAAGACCCTGAGCCTTTGCCTTGAGCCTTTCTCTTGGGCGGCATATGGTTTCTGCGAATGAGTAGTGAATGTTCAATATCTCCACTGCATTGGCGGCATCACATGGATAAATCACGCGACCTCCTTGACTGTCCACTGCTGACGCTCTTTTTTCAGCTTATCCGCCAGCCCTTCATTGAATATGCTGCCGTCGTCGTTGAGCAGTACCGGGATCTGGCTGCAATAGCAATGGTATTTGTTACCATCTACTGCATACCAGTCGCGCACCTCTTGCACGGTTCTGACCTTTCCATGCCAGAATGCGTGCGTTGTCCTGGTGGTAGGCTTCAGCGCAGAAAGATGGAGAAGACCAGTATTCAGCCCGAGCCTCTCGGAAGCCCAGTCCGTCTCATTCCATTGAGCTTCACGCAGCGCGCCGACCTGCTCGGTCTGAGCGATGTTCTTCGCCTTCGACATAGACACATCGAGGCGCTTACTGATGACGCTGGCCGTCTCGCGAGGATTCACGCCGCGCGCTACCGCATCGGTGATGATGTTGGTCAGGTCGCCGCGGGCGGTGTCGCTGATGACCTTCCAGTCACTGAACGTTGTCAGCCTGGCCACCGATATCTGGTTAAGGTAACCGGGGCTGCTTAAAAGCTGCTGGAGCGTCGTCTGGCTGGTATAAACCTGCGACTGCTGCGAGAGGTTGTTGAATGCCTCCAGCGTGCCGCGCTGCGCTTCTGCGACGACGTAATCCATCGCCCAGAGGTTTTGCTCGCCACCCTCCAGAAGATGGCCATCGAGAATAGCCTGCACCGCCTCCAGCAGGTCAGCCAGTTCCTGCGCCGACATGTCATAGATGAACTTGCCAGCGTTGACCTGGTAGAGCCGCATATCCGCGCCGTTGTCGTGGCACAGGAAGTGCCAGTTATGGCTGTTTACCTCTCGCTCTCTCCCGGTCAGGCGCTGGTCGAATAGTGCTTTCAACGCTACCTTTATCGCGTAATACCTCTCCTCAATGCCGCGCTCCATCCGGCTAACAGACTTACGCGACATTGTGGGATCAACTTTCGACCGTGGTATTACCGGACTTTTCGGCTTCTGATTCTGGGTCGGCCAGTGGGTCAGGCTTTGGCTTATTGCCATCTGGCGGCACCTCGTCATCAAGTTCAGGCAGGGCTTGCAGTTCGCCCGCCGCGCGTATCTCATTTTCTGTGATAGCAGAGCGGCCAAAGGCGTTCGTCGACTTCACGGCTACGTCCGCAAGTTTGTCCATGTTGGCAATCTTCTCTGCCTGGCTCGGCGCCAGCAAATCAGACCATCCGACGGTAATTTCCTCACCTGCCGCTGGAGGAATAAAGCCAAACTCCCAGAATCGGGTAACGATGTCCGTTATCAGGTCCGTCAGGAAACCAGTTCGACGACTCATGCGGGTTTTGGCCCAGTCCTTCGCATCCTCGGTGCTGGCCCTCTCGCCCGTCTGCATGCCCACCAGGACTTTGACCGGGATAGGCACGGTGGCGCAAAACTCATTCAGAATGGTTCGCCACGTAGGTTCAGGATCTGCCGCTGCAACCGAAAGCACGCTGACATCGCCCTCCTGCATCATCACAGCGCTATCAGAGCTGTCGTTAAGGCGTCGCACCTGCCCGTCAAGGGCTTCGGATAGCTGAGATTCTGAAACACCAAGAGCCTTAGCCAGCGCTGAGAAGTTTGTTTTGGCGCTGAAGTTGAAGTTGAGCTGACGGCTGGCGTTTTTGAAGAACCCCTCGGCGGCACCGCCGGAGACCTTCTCGCTGTCCATAATTTTATGGAAACCGGCAGCAAGCATTGATTCGCCAGAGTAGAGGCGGCCATCATCTGAACCTTCAGCAAGGATAATTACGCGGTCAGGATGGACGTTGATGATGCGCCTGGGCTGCCCACCAGCTTGCTGTTGTACCGGAATTTCAGTAAACGAGTACATGGTGATGTCACCGTAGTTCTCGCTGCTCTGATCTTCGTTGTAAGTGACAGGCTCAATCTGTGCCTCCCACACCGGGATCAACTTAACTAACGCCTTTTCCTTCTGCCTGGCAGTAACTATCTTATCGACCGGCTTATCCCAGGTCCGGTTGTCCTTTACCTGGATCAGCAGCGCAGAGTAGCGCCCCACGAGGTTGCGCTTGTCAGCGCCTTTAATCTGTTTCCAGCAACGCTTGAGCAGTTTGTTTACGCGCTTATCCCATTCCGTTTGCCTGGTGGCATCCTTCGTCTGGTCACCTTCGTAGACATCCGGGAAGTCCTCCCAACAGCCATCAACCATCCGGTTAACCGCAGCGTTAGCAATCGCATTACGGCTGTAGGCCCGGAAAAAGTCGTCGAACGTCAGGTTCAGTGGATAGCCAAACTCCTGGTAAAGGCGCTGTCGTTTCGTATTACTGGTGCCATTGAACAGAGCGTTAACGTAGCGCATACGGTCATGATCGAGGCTGGCATTTGCGGCAAATTGTTTGTTCATTTCGCTTTCGTTCACGGTTTCCTCCGTCAGCGCGAGCGCACCAACATGCCGGTGATTTTCTGTGGTGAATGCAATACTCGGTAACGAGTAGCATCCCAGTCGTGGTCTTCCTGCTGGGTATCTACGTCATCTGGGTTTTTGCTGTCGCGAACCAGCACGGGTATGCGGCTAATCCAGCCACGGCAATGCTCGAACACGTAAAATGCAGGTTTCTCAGGGATACCGGATTCCAGCTTCTTGCCTTCAACTACAGCCTCAAGCATGTCAGCGAATACCGAGGCCCCGTTTACTCGCGAGCCAGGCTTCTTATTGGCTTCAAGCCATTCGACATCCTGACTTTCCATTTTCTGGCCGATCGACAACTCATCGTCACCGGTATTGAAAATGGCGCTATCAGCCGGTCCAGGGATAACTTCCGAGCATATTCCCGGAACAATGTTCAACTGGCCCTGCGTAACACCGTCTATTTGAATCTCTTCCGGCTCGTCGACGTCTTCGCCCACCAGCCGCTTGTCAATCCACGCCACGCCTTTCGCGACGTTGGTGGATGACATATTCAGGCCTTTGTTCAGCTCATCAGGCGGGCAGCCATACCATTCTCCGATCAGGATTAACGTCCCTGCCGGCGGGCAGAACTGCCGACCATCAGGCAGTTCGGCGGCAGTGCCATCAGCCTGAGCCCACCACAGATTTGAGAACGGCTTCGACTCACCCCAGTCATGGGAGCGGTCAACTGTCCAACTATCCGGTATGCGGAATGGCTTAATGACGTGCAGCGATTCATTCCACAGGTGGTCGAATCGCCCGCCACTGGTCACATCCCAGGAGCCCTCTACCCACGCTTTGCGTCGGTTAGGGTCTTTAATAGCCATCAGGGTCGCAATGTACTGCGGGTCGAGGTAAGGGTTCTCTTTGAACGATCCGTGGATGGCCACGCGAGTAAGCGTGATTTCCTCTTCTCGCTCAGTCTGGGGGTTGAATACCATTTGCCTGTCACGCTGCACGGTTCCACGCGGAGCCGGCTCAATGAAGCGCTTCTTCACCCAGGTATGCCCGATGCCAAACGGGTTGGTAGTGCTGAACGTCTCCAGCGGGATTGGCTTCAGTAACTTGCCATTATCCAGCGGGTAGTTCTCCGGCCTGAACGATGAGCGTCGGCAGGAGAACATCATTTCGTAGAACTCTGGGGACTGCTGTTTCGTCAGCTCGTTAAAGCCAATGAACGGGAATTCTTGCCCGTGGAAATCCCAGTAGTCGTCCGCCTCTTTGCCGAAGCGGAAGAGCAGCTCCTCGCCAGTAGGCCATACCCATCGCAATTCGCTCGCAGATGACAGATAGCGTGCACCGTCGTTGAACAGGCGAAACATACGCTTCGACTGAGTAATGATGTCGGCAAGGTTCTTATATTCGGTGTCGAAAATGACGCCGCGCCAGAACGAGCCATAACCCACGCCGACATTACGCCTGAACCTGGCTAACTGCGCAGCGGTCTTGCCTGGTCCGCGAGTACCCTCGAACAGGATTTCGTTACATGGGCAACTCAGCGCCAGAGACTGCGATCCCGGAAGTGGCTTCCATACAGCTTTGTAATTCATCCACCGAGCACCCCGTCCTGTTGTTTTTGCGCTGCCGCTTCCCAGTCATCCACGCTGTCACTGGTTGGCACCAGCATGACGTTATGGGTGACCTCTTTCGTTTCAGCCTTATTCTCGATGCTGTATGCCTCACGCTCGAGGCCGATCAGCGTCTTCAGGCTGTCGCTCAGGTCTTTCATGGATTTAACGCGGGAAGGCAGGCTGATCACTTTCTGATAAATTTCATTGAGCCGGTCCCGCCCTTTATCGTCGGGGTCAAACATGATGTCGCCCAACTGCTCGAGCGCGCTTACATCTGCGCACTGCGCACCAAGTTCATCGAATAGCGTGTTGGTCAGTTCCCGAGCCCGGCGAATGTCACCCCTGTGCTCCATGCGTACCGTGGCAATCACCTCGGCAGTCGCCTCTATCAGTACGCGCTCGGTCAAAGTACTTTCGTTGCGTACCTGTTTGCGTACCTCCTGTTTGCGTACCAGATCGTCAGCCTTTTGCTGAATCTTCGCATTGAGGTCACGCGACCAGTCGTCACGCTTGGCGCGCTTACGGATAGCGCCTTCGCTGATACCGTGTTGTGATGCTATTTCTCGGAGGGACATCACTCCGGCCCGGTACGCCGTCTCGATGGCCTCCCAGTCCGGTTTTGCCATTATTCACTCCAATAAAAAAAGCCACCAGCGAGTGCCAGTGGCTTGAATGTGGTAATCAGAAATGGGTTCGAACCGTTGGGACAAACAATATTAAGCGCTCACCCGCTGGATTAAAGTAGCATCACGCTTCGTCTGGCCGATATGAACTCCTGTATCACTCTACTGACGTATAGAACCAAGCATGCCCCATCCTACTGCTACGCGCCAGTCTCGCTGCTTTCAACCAATTAGAGCATCATAAGCCTCGATAATTTCTTTCCTGCTCACGTATCTGTCGGCTGCCACCAATATGGCCCCACTTTCGCCTTTCAGAAAAGTTGAAAAAAAAATCACCACATCCAAACACCTCACCTCATCATTAGCATACAGATAAAGAATCTTGCTCCGATAACTTCGAATTTTCAGCAACTTAGCAGGCTCATCATCAGCAAAAATCAATAGCTGTGCCATAAAATCTCCTTCTACACATAATTCCTTACAAGAGAAGATTGTTAGTCCCATGAACACTCAATCACATTGACGAATCTTTTGCCTGTGATTTACGTTACCTTTAATAGCCCAAAAGTCTTTTTTAACTCATTCACCTGAATTCAATTCTGAAAGAAGTGAAAATGGCAGCAAACAAATCACCAGGAGTTTAACTTTCTTTAATTAGTTATAGTGCAGAATGCTTAACCCTGTATATAGAGTTCGCTTCTTCGCACTTTTCTTTCAAGTATATGAACCGGGTGGATACTTCACTGTTTGAGCAGTTCGTCACAATGCAGTAACCCTCTACCCATGCCTTTTCATCCTTTTCGGTAAACAAACTTTCGAAAATGGCAGCCCAAGTGCTGTTAGGCATGCGTTCCAGTTCAAAATACTTCATTGTCCCTCCCTCACGAAGGGTTCTGTACTCATCCAATCCTAAGATTTTCATACTGCATCTCACGGTCTTTTTAATGTTATGATTTCTAGCATCATATCCAGGCTTTTCCTACCCCAAAATCCATGGGACTCTGCATTTTATCATCATTAGCAACCAGCAGATGAGCTTTGTAATGGCTTATCCGATCAGCAATTCAGGCTGCGTTACCTGCATGATGTGCTCATGTTCGAGCCTCAGCACGCGTTTTTCCTTCTTCCGTTCGTTCATCAACCGGCTTCCGATCGTGCCTTTCAGCTTTGAGCGCGTTTCTTTAATGGCGAAGCGATGCTGCAATTCTTCACCCATCGCCTTGCGCCGGTTTAGCTGCTCGGCCATCCAGTTGAAGGCATTGATGTAACACTCCTTCACTGCGGCAGCTGTTTTGCCAGTGAATCCCATCACTAGCATCATGCATCCGTCGCGGGTGATGTTATACATAGGCTGAACATCGCCATTTTTATCAATGAAATCAATGGGCGCAAAATTGCGCTGGGTGAAGTCATCGGAGCATTTCAGGTTACGTATGGCACGCAAAACGTCTTTGTGTCGCTTGCCAAAGTAATCCGCCACCTTGAGTGATGTGGTGATTATCTTGTTGTCGAGGGTCGTGACCATTTCGCGGAAGTCGAAGGCCGGAATAACTGACGGATTATTCATAGCGTCTTTACCTTTTAGAAAGTGAGCCTGTCTCACAGAAAAGCCGCCCGAGAGAGGTCGCCACCTATAACGGCTTTTCTCAGGCTCGCTTACTGAAAGGCTCTCGTTTAAATGCGCGTGAGATGCACATAAAAAAGCCCCGCGGATGCGAGGCTGTGAGAACTTGCTACGGTTAAAGTCCAGAGGAGAGACTGTGTCAGAACCTCAGGGATGAGGGCCTATTTGTATACAGGACCATAAGATGGATGGCGAAATTAACGGGCCTGCATAAAAATTTTAATACCTTCTTCTTTTCGTGAACTCATGCATTACATTTAAATTCTCCTTGTAATGATGGCTCTTTTAGCCTCCCTTCCTAAATGTTGGATTTCGGTTCGGAAGGGACCTTTTTATTTCAGGCACTGCTCTTTGATGTAGTTCTGCAGATAGCCGACCTGTTTCGTCACTGTGACGATTCGCTCTCTGAGGGTGAAATAATCCCGTTCAGCGGAGTCAGTAAGTCGGGGGCCGGAAGCATCGCCCATGCCGCCGGCATCGGGCGCTCCATTCGTGGCGCATCTGGCGTTGAGCTGCAGCCGACGCTTGCCAGTAGCAACATCGCGCTCAAGCTGATCGATAGTGGCTTTGGCATCAGCCAGTTCTCCAGTGTATTTAGCATCCAGTGCAGTGACATCACGCTGGCGCGTCTGCATGTCTTTGATGGTGGCGCTCGCAAGGCTGAGCTGTTCGGTAGCCTTATCGCGCTGGTCTTTGTAGGTTATGGCGTTGTCGCGGTAGTGGTTCACGAAGAACACCAGCACGCCGATTACCGCCACCACCAGCAACTGCAACCAGTAACGCCATAGCAGCGAGCTAATCACGACAGAAACAGAGCGCGCTCCGCCTCACGCCGACGGGTCAGGCCGTTCAGGACTTTACCGCCAGCTTTATTCCAGCGCAGGAACTCATCGGCTGCGGCAGCGTAATCACCGGCGTTGAGTTTTAGCAGAAGGGTCGATGTCGACAGTGACCGGGCGCCGAGGTTGTACGTGAACGACACCAGAGCGTCGAATTGCCCCTGAGTCAAGCCGACTTTAACCAGGCGGGACACGTCGCTTTCGTAGCTGACCAGTCCAGTCTTCAGCAGACGCTCTGCCGTTTCCTGCTTAATCGTCATCCCGGCGCGGATTGGTTTGCCGTCGACAGGCTGAGTCCAGCCATAGCCAATCGTCCACACTCCGACGCTGTCCTGGTACGCGGTGAGTTTGCAGCCTTCGAACTGCTTGATCAGGGCAATGCCTTTCTCACTGGTTTGCATTCTTCATCCCCGTCAGGCGTTCCCAGAAGTACGTCAGTGCTACGGAGCCCATTGCACCGCTAATTCCAGACGTAACCAGGATCATGTATAGGCTCAGACCACTTTCAACGCTGATCAGGCCACCAATGAGACCGGTAAAGCCGGACACTGCAATTTGTGCCAGCGCGTTGATCCAGCTCCAGGTGGCTTTGTTCTGCTTAACGTCAATAAGGTATCGGACCAGGCCGCCCCAGCATGACAGAGCAAGGACAATCAGCCATGACACTCCGGCAATGCTTTCTTTATCTTGCATACGTTTAGCCATATCACCTCCGAAAAAACGGGGTGCTGTTTGTGTAGAGAGGAAAGGCCGTCAGACACGATAGCTACGTGGCATCTGGAATTGATTGTCTGCGGCCTGAATAAAAAACCCGGCGACAGGCCGGGAAGATGAGGGTAAGGCAATGTCGGCTCTCTGTCCGAAGGGTCCCAGGTAGTGGGTTTGGTTTGTGGTGGCCGGCGCTGATCTCCGGCTTGCTGCGACTGCCTACAGCGGGCTACGTGGCCACACCGAATCCAGCGAAAGATTCTTGCCCTTGCGCATCAGCCTGCGCATTCACCACAACGGACAGAGCACTGAGCACTTCGCGCCAACTCCATGCTGCTGCGTGGGTTGGGTTATGAGCCCTTCACGCCAATGCTCTTTCCTGTTGTGCAGATACGAAAAAGCCCAAGGCGTTAACCTCGGGCTTGAATTCTTTGTGTCGACAATCAAAGCTATGGCGACGATATCAGATTTACATGAAATATATGCGTTTCAATCCAGTTTTGCAAGACTTGAGTCTAAATTTGTCGCCTTTTGTTGTGAACGTGATCGCGTAACCTGTAACAAAGCTCCGCTGTCCAGGCGCAGGAAGATACGTCGCATCTCAACCCAGCGGTCCGTAAAGGTCTCTGACCAGTTCTTTGGTGTTACGCCAACCAGCGACGCCAGCGCCTTATATTCGTACGTCTCACGCCCTGTCAGCCCCGCTTTCACGTCCTGCGCCGCCAGCCAGATAAGCTTCTTCAGGCGCTCCATCGTCTTGCCAGCTACTTTCTTAGCGCCGAGTTGCTCACGGAACTCTGACCACGCCCACTGAGTTATCGCCACCTGATACTCGAAGCGGATGTTCTCGCTGTAATTCCACAGCAGCCATGCCTTCTGATGGTCTTCCAGCGACAGGACAGCGCGGCGCCACGATGCGGTCACGAACTCAATTGGCCCCACCAGCGCGATTGACGATCCCTTAGCGCGGGACTGGCTGCCGCTCATCGCCGGGCCGTCGGGGTTAACTTTCCGGCCGGTGATCGGATCAGTGATTTTCTTACGTCCCCGGCTGCGCGCCGTCGCGGTAAACTGCGCATTTTCGGCGAAAGCTACCAGCTGCCCTTTCGTCGCCCCGCTCAGGTCTGCGGTCGCCACAATGAGCTGCTGACGTACGTATTCCAGTTGCTGACTGTTCATTGTGCGGCTCCTGCTGGGTGATAGATGCGAACGAAGTTACGGAGAATACGGTAATCGACCAGCACGGAACCCGGACGGCGGTAAATCCGGAGGCGCTGCCAGCGCGTGCGGAGTATCTCAAGCGTTTCTGGTTTCATGCTGCCTCCTGCTGTTTTAGTGCGCGAAGATCTGCCCTGGCTTTGGAGCGGATGCCATCCAGTTCTTCGCGGGTATATCGGTGGTTTTCGTTGTTGGATTCGAGGGCCAGTACGCGTTCTTCACCGATCTGCTCGACCAAGGCTGCACGATAGGCCTCGATATTCCCTGATTTATGAACGTTGCAGACTGGACACTGTAACCACAAATTATCTGGGTTGAAGCGCAGCTGTGGTGCAGCCGCTGTGGTGCGGTAATGTCCGGCATGCCATACAAAAGCGCTCTTAGTGCCGCATGAGATGCAGCCATAGCCGGCAGCAAGCAGCATTTCGCGACGCCAGTCGTTGAAGGCGCGCTGAGTCATCTGCACCCAGTGACGGATCGGCTTCAACTCGTTGCGACGTTCAGCGCGACGCTTGCGCCCGGCCTTCTCTGCCTCTTTCTGCTCCTTGATCCGTTTAGCCGCGGCTTTCACCTTCTCCTTTTCGCGCTCTTCCATCGCGAGGATTGCTCCGTGCTCCGGGCAGCACCAGCGGATCCGGATGTCGTGGAATTTCGGCACGAAGTATTCACCGCATACTTTGCACTTACGGCGGGATGGTTTACGCATGGCTCCTCCGTGCCGCGAGACGCAGCCATTTCTGATCCACCAGACGGGCGGTGTAGCCTTTCAAGGTCGGGATGTCGGACGGCTTAACCGCGGGCTTACGCTGGCGGCGCGCCGGAACGCGGAAGATTTCGTTTGTGATGACGCGTGCGAGAGGATTACCCACGTGAAGCCCTCCACTCTTGCGCCCAGGCGATGCGCTTACTGGATGCTTCGGAGAACTTCACGCCGCGGTCGGTACCGAACCAGTAAATCGCCTCGATGACGTCGACCATGTATCGCTTGCTGGATTTGGATGTGCGGACGCCGAAATAAACGCGGCCGCCGTTAATGCCAGGCGCGGACTTCTGCTCCTGGTCCTGGGTCTGATTCACCAGAACAGTGATGAGGTCCTTCCACTCTTCGCGGGTAAGCTTTTCGCCGTGCCAGACAACCTGGTCAGACAGGTCCTTCAGCAGTGGCCACATAAGACGGTTTTGCTTATCGGTGCGGGTCTCTTCCCTGGCCTCGACTACCATCGGTGCGCGAGGGTTTACCGGCAGGGTGCGAATGTACGCGATGAGGTTCTCTTTAACGGTGTCGTTAACGATGCAGTAGTGCTGTTTCATACGCCACCTCCGAGAGGTAACGCAGAATGCAGAAAATCGCAGGTGCATTTCTGCATCTGTGACAAGGTGAGGAGTTCAGATTGTGGTCGCATTTAAGTCCCCTTAAATGCGCAGAAGTCACCAATGGGTGTTCAGGCCATCAGCAAAGAAAGTATGGACGGTTGATTCAACAAAATCAACGCAAGAGAAAGGCCTCCGAAAAGGCCCTGGCTGTCGATATGGGGATTCCCATATCGCTTGTATGGCAGTTACACCAAATCGGGCAATTTGAAGCCTGCCATGTCTTCCGCCCGGATTGGATGCGATAGGCAGTCAGCAAACACCAGGGTGCCATCGAGCAAAATCACGAAACCCCACCCCATAAACAGGTTGGCACTACACCAGTCAGCCTTTAGGGGCACATCTGGCATCTTGTCTGGAAAGACTGGGTAATGCTCAGCCAGCCACTCCATTGCGTCGCAGCGATTGAGAGTATATTTGTCGTACATCATGCCTCCTGCTGCGGTGCTGCTGGCAGCGGCATCCAGTGGGTTGGCTTGCAGTAGCAATCAAAGCCGTGTCCGTGTGCTGACCCGCCAACGTACGTTGCCATCTTGATTAATGGATCATTACTTTCCGGCGCGTCTGGACGGTACGCCAACACTTGTTCCCCTGCGGAAGGCATCCGCTCAACGCAAGCCACCCAACCATCCTGAATCACCGGAGAGTTGAGTTGTTCGGAATTACCGAACGACTGAAGCATTGCTGCGCGATAGGCGTTCCAGCCGACAGCTTTTCCGTGTTCAAACGCGCTGTCAAAGTCATCATCCATTTCCATCGCAGCGGGCACAGATACCGGCGCTGGCGGGGCGGTGTAGAGTGGAATCTCTGTAATTTCGTACTCGTTGATATCTTCCTGAGACCAGTTGCCAAATCTTGTATGTAGGCTGAACCGAGCATCAGCGTGAAGATTGTCTTTGTACATGTACGCCACAGCCTCCGCTTCGAGCGATGCCAGTGCGATACGCGCCAGCTCGTTCAGGATTGCCACATCAGCGTGACCGAGGGTGTAACCAGCTTTCAAATCGGCAACTGCTTGGACGGCATGTTTGTCGATGTTGCTCATGACTGCGCTCCTTTGCGAAGCTGGGCGGCGGAATCCTTGAGAAACTCTTCTGCGTACTCGCCAGATAAACCGTCAACAGCTGGAATCATGGACCCTGCCAATTCTTCTTTGGTGTCCAGAATCATGTGCACCACGTCACAGACTTCAGCCAGCGGCTTATCGACAAAACCGTGATTGAAAGCAGCGGCGAGACGACCAGCGGCATAGTTGATACCTTCGTTTCGCGCCTTGGACCGCATTTCAGCCAGGAAAGCGTCGGTAGCTGGGATTGAATCAAGCACTTCACAAACATCGTCGTTCTTGCCATCGCGCTCAGTTCGGCAATATCCGCACATGATGTAACTGTCAGCATGCTTTTCAATCGCTGACTTCAGTCCCGAATTCTCCGCACTCAGCGCAGCGCATCTGGCTTCAAGCTCCGCATTGCGCTTTTCTGCTTCTTCCACTTTTTCCGCAACCTGGGTCAGGCAATACTGGAGAGCAGCAACTCGGGGCGAGTTCTCTTCCATCTGCTGCATTAATTCAGCCATTTTTTCTACTGCACTTACGTTTGTCATACCCCTACCCTCCCCCAAACCATCAATACCCTTCTCATCGCCGGACTGTTGCGGCATTCCTGGCAGATCACGTTTGTCTCTGTGCGCTGCACCAGCTTCGAATTACCCTTCGGCATGGCAGGTATGGTTTCCGGTGCGTATTTCATTCCGTAGCTGGTCAGCCGATACAGCCGCTGGCCATGCTTACCTTCGAACTCGATCAGGCCGTCTGCAAACAACGTGCTTAACGGGCCGGAAATCTTTTTGGTGGTCATGCCGATCATGGTGGCAATGCGAGCACTATTCAGGCCCGGGTTATTACGCAGGGCTGCAAGAATCTGCCCACGAATTGTTATGGTCATCTCACACCATCCCGTTCGACTTGTTGCGGTTGTACTTCGCCTGGAGCAGCTGGATCGGCGTAGGCCCATGCTCTGCGGCAGGCGCTGCAATTGCCCGGCGTACCGGCGGCACTGGTTTACCCTCGGTGACGCGCTTCTCCCACATGTCCAGCAGGTCACCGGCTTCACGCGCCAGCTCACCATGAGTTAACTGACGCTCTGTGCTGCGGTGGCGCAGTTCAACGCAGATGTGGTACATGACCGGCTGCGACCAGGGGAATTGCTCACTGGAAGTGAATTCAAACGAACGGTTACGCCAGTCCCAGTATTCGGCAATCACCTGGTCAACGTTGACGCCCAGCACCCCGCCGCTCTGTTTGCACCAGGCGACGAACTGGCCCGGCGACGGCAGGAATGGGCGCTCCTGGCGGCGGGCAATTCGCATACCGGCATCGACCTGAGCCATGGAGTGGATCCCGTTCTCCTGGAACGCCAGCAGCCACTGACGGCGGAATTCGTTCAGGTCGTCCTGGGTACGGAAGTTCGCCATGCTGGCCGGGAACGCAGCACGCAGCTGGTTGAACAGTCCGTTGAATACCTGTGCCACCTGCTCGACCGGGGCGCGCTCCTGGTACTGCTCTGGCAGGTTATGGGCCATACGGCTCATCTGCTCGCGGTCGTGGTTACGCATCTGCTCTGCAAGAGATTTCATCGAATCACCCCATAGGCCCAGTCAGTGTTGTTGAAGTCCAGATCCGGCTTTCCGCCTCGCTGCTCACCACCAGCACTGCGCTGCATCGTCAGCTTGTCCCACTGCTTACGCAGGCTTTCCGGGCTCAGGATGTTGGTCTGCCAGAAGTGGTGTTTGCTTGCCCAGTCGTACAGCGCGCAGATGTCCTGGTGCGACCTGTTGTCTATCTGGCGCATCAGGCGAACGGTGTTAGACCAGGAGGTCATGTCCGGGGCTTTGCAGGTTGGGTTAATCAGCTTCACCCTGGTGGAAATCCACTGGGCAGTTTTGAGGTCTTCAGCCGATCCCCACTTAGCACCGGATGGTGTGTAAATCGCAGCTTCTGGATGAGCTGATAAAAATTTCTTGAGACGTGCGTCAGAGGATTCGTCAGAATTCTCGGACGAAGATCTTTTAATGTTTTTATTGTTGTTATTACATTGTTGTTCATGATTCTCGGTGAAACGCTCGGGTAAATGCGCTCCGTTATGCGCGGCATAACCTTCCGAATCCGCGCCATTACTGGATTCGCCATGCTCGGCATTAAGCGCGGAGACATGCGCGGTGAAACGCTCGGGTAAATCGTCCATTTTTTGAGCATATTCAGCGTAATTTGTGATGGTTATCACAGAGCCCTTTCGCTTCTCTCCGGAGCGAGAAATCATCCCTTCACGCTCGAAAACATCAAGCATCCTGTCTACGGCGTGGCGACTGCATGGCTTCCCTTCCCTGTCGCATAAATTCAGCCCGAGATCGGCTGAGGTGGTGACCAGTTGTCCGGTTTGCAGCGGCCATTTGCGCCCCTTGAAGTTTGCTGTATATGGCTGGCGAGCAGCACACAGCAGCAGGTTTTCCCACAGCGTGCGCAGGAAGACGTCCTTCGACCAGGTTTGCTTAAGAACACTCCGGTACAACGGGATGAATCCGGTTTTCTGGTTCTCCATCCGGTTGCTCCTGGCGGCGGAATGCGCCGCGAAATTTGCGTAAGCGACGTTCGACACAGTTAAACCTCCTGCGCCTGGCGTTTTGGATTAGCGTTTGTCATAATGACCTCGCAATTGACTAGCGTTTGTTGCACCAGAAAGTCGGTTCTGTTCGCGCAGACCGGCTTTCGCCATTTCTGTAGTTCTCACATAACCCCCAGCATCGACGTAACCATCGTCATCAACGGCCCTACCTGCTCCGGCATGAGGCGGAAAAGCGACGCTATACCCTCGCTTACCTCTTTCAGCTTCTGATGCTCTGGAGCGTCCAGCAGCACGGCCTGCTTAGCCTCTGCGAGTTCTTTCTCGGCTTCAGCCAGGCGAGACATTTTGCAATCGGTACCGATCAGGCGAGTGCGATACTCAACAGGCAGCACGGCCATGATTGCTGGCGTCAGTTGGCGCACGTTCTCGCGGTACTGCTCGGAGTCGAAACGGTTGTCCAGAAAGCGGAACAGCTTCTGGCGGGCCCGGCTGATGTCTTCCGGGAAGCTGATGGCGGTCCCGCCCTGCTCCCGGTATTCGTTGATGATCAGCGCCGAAACGACGTCCTGATTGTCCAGCGCCGACGACCATGCCCGGACCGCATCGCGGATCTTTTCGTGGTCCGGCGCCGCCTTAGGTTGAGCGCGGTTTATCATCGCTCCCGGGTGTATTCCGGTATTGTGTTGATACGCAAGTGAATGCATTGCTTTCCCTTTCGTGGTTAGGGCCGCCGTTAAGCGGCATGGTTCTCTGGGTGTGGAAACAGGTCGGGAAGATCAGGTCGAATTTCGTGTGCCTTAATCTCGCCACCAGTAGCGTTTACGATGGCTGTTACTTTTTCCGGAGATACGGAACCACCGTTAAGCCACTTGTGAACCGCTGGCTGGCTAACGCCGCAAATATCTGCGAGTCGCTTCTGGCTGCCAACGATTTCTAAAGCTCGTTGAATAACTTTGTTCATGGATTTTACCTATCCGATTACTGGATTAATGAAAAGATAACCCAAGTTATGACCATTGTCCATAACCTTTGTTATTTTACTCTGCATAACCTGAGTTATATATTGGCGCTATGAAAACATTCGCAGATCGACTTAACGCGGCTATGAGAGCCGCAGGCATATCCCAGGGGCAGCTGGCTGAGAAAGTCGGCATATCTCAACCTGCAATTCAGAAAATGACATCAGGCAAAACCACAGGCAGCCGTAAGATGGTTGAGCTTGCTCATGCATTGAACGTGCGTCCGGAATGGCTCAGTTCGGGCATAGGCTCAATGCAGGACGAAGGACGCAAGGACTCCGCTATCCCACCAGAATCGGAATGGGGTAAAGTTGACGCTTGGGATAGCAAAACAGATCTGCCAGATGACGAGGTCGAAGTGCCATATCTGAAAGACATAGAACTTGCGTGTGGTGATGGTTCCTGCTTGGAAGATGACTATAACGGATTCAAACTTCGTTTTGCGAAGTCTACCCTTCGTAAGGTGGGAGCCCAGAAAGATAGCGTGCTGTGCTTCCCGGCATCAGGAAATAGCATGGAGCCCATGATCCCGGAAGGGACGACGATCGCCATCAACACGAACGACAAAAAGATCGTTGATGGCAAGGTTTATGCAATAAGCCAGGACGGATGGAAAAGGCTAAAATCCATTTATCGTGTGAGTCCTACCCGCATCGTGATTCGCAGCTTCAACAGTGAAGAGTACCCTGATGAAGAAGCGGATATCGAGAGCGTAGAGATTATTGGTCGCATGTTCTGGACATCTACTATCTGGTAATCAAGAGGGAAGGGATGAAATTAGAACTAATAGCATTATCTTTACTGGCTTTAACTACGAACGCAATCGGCTCTAGCACCCTGAGCTGCGATTACGCTAAGTCGGACATCAGTAATGGAGCTAATGCTCCAATGATTCCTGCCGGAAAAGGCACTGTCGAATTTGATGGAAAATCCTTTAAAGCCACACGTCCAAATGGTGGTGTGATCATTTCACCAATAATCAGTGAACAAAAAAATGGAATGCTTTTTCTTGACGACAAGACAAAAGTGTTCGCGGCAAGCCTTTCTAAAACTGATTTCGCTATCTCTGACCGAATTGCTCGAATTACTGAGCAGTGGGCCAACTGCATTGATGTTAGTCCATCGCCGAACAATTCAGATAACGACAAACCGGCAACTGCCTGGAAATATAGGTCTCTCACGAAGCAGGAGATAAATGCTGTTGAGGCAGCAGTGAAAGACCAATTGAAGGATCCAGAAAGTGCCAGATTCAAGCACTCTAAGTTTGTGAGCAACGGGAAAGGCGCATACTGCGGCCTGGTTAACTCCAAAAACTCATACGGCGGATATGCTGGAAACACACCTTTCATGGTCATGCTTATCAATAATGGTAAACCTCACGCTGGCTTTATAGGTATGGGCGGAGATGATGCCGAGACCCTGTCTACGCTCTCCGTCTGCAAAGACAACGGTTATTTCTAAACCCCGCCATGATTGAAAGCCCCGCAATGCGGGGTTTTTTATTGTCAGAAATCCCCCCTCCACATTTTTTACAAAAATAAATTCATTTAGTTATCAGTGCATTATAACTTATGTGATGATAATTATAAATTAGGTTATTGCCATCACTCATAACTAAGGTTATCTTTAATCCATCGAAACGAAACATCGACAGCTGAGCGAAGTTAGCCAGCGGCGGACAGCAAGTCGCCTGCTCATTAAGAATTCAGTCAAGCAGCAAATCACCCGGAGCGCTCCTGGCAAATTGAAATGGCGCCCAATGGGATTGAGGCAGGTGTGTAACGCGTGGCGGGTATAGCACACGAAGAGGACTCCGCACCGGAATGGTTTGCTGCTCAGTTCCCGAACATTCGGGAAGCTTTACCAGCAGCTCTTTGCGAGGGGCTGACGGTAAACAAGCAGAGAGGTAATTATGCGGCCTGAGTTAAACCAAGAGTATCTCCGCACAATCCTAACTTACGATCCTGAAAGTGGTCATTTCAAATGGAACTTTAACAAAGGCGCTCGCAATAAATCTCCTTATGCGGGGACGCTAACCAGTTACGGGTACATCAAGATCCTGATCGACCAAAAGCAATACTTTGCTCACAGGCTCGCTTGGCTTTATGTGCATGGACACTGGCCTGAAGGTTTTATTGACCACATCAACGGCGATAAAGCTGACAACCGCCTCATTAACCTAAGAGAGGCTAAACGTGAAGAAAACTGCCGGAATGTTTCTCTTAAATCAACAAACACCAGTGGTTACGTTGGGATTTTCCTCGACAAGCGGAACGGTACATGGAGAGCCCAGATAACAGTTAGCAGAAAGCAAATCGTTCTTGGTTACTTCCATTCAAAAATTGAGGCGGTAAGGGCCTTTAATGCTGGCGCATCCCTTCACCATGGTGACTACGCAGTAAGAAAAATACAGCACAACGAAGAGATGCTCATGAAAGAGTTTGGGCATCTTTAGCATTTCCCCCGCATCTGCGGGTAACGACAGAGGGTAAGGGTATGGATGAGAAAGTAGAGTTTCCTTCAGGTTTTAGCAACCTGATGTACGCATTAACAAAGGAAGCAGCACGTAACAGCTTCCTTGATTTCCTTGAGGAATGGGGGATTGAAGATTACGACGAGATTAAGGCGTTCCTTGCCAAGAATGACGTCAAAACTTACTGCTAAGAAGACCCGCTCCGGCGGGTTTTTTATCGGCCATACATAGGCAGATTTTCGAGTCTGCCCATTTATGACAACCGGCGGCCATCCACCGCCACTTTTTTGTTTTGCCGCACAAGCGCAGAAGTCTTGTATTAACCGTTCCGTTCGCCGCGATAAGGCCAAGAGGAAATCATGGTAAACCAGCAGCAGATCAGAGAGGCCCAACGACTCGCTTCGTTCGCGGTGCTCCATCGCAATGCTCCGGCGTGGGAAGAAGCAAAGCGCCTTTACGCCGTCGCCATCGGGAGGACTCTTCACTGATGGAAACTTTATTCGCACTCGTCCTGACCGTAGCAATGACCAACGGTGATTATCAGGATGTCATTCTCGGGGTTTACGACAGCCCGCAGGAGTGCAGCCAGGCAGCTACAGAGCAAAAAGTAACAGCTGAATGCTGGCCGGTAGAAAGCATCCTCCGCAACGGCGAGTTCCCTGCGAAATCCATCGCGCAGCAGTAACCACCCTATTCAACCGTTCGGCCTGGCATTACGCGGGCGGGATCTGCACATCC